GTTTGTATAAGGGCGTACCAGTAAAACTCCTTGTTCTCCCCTACCAATACGATAAAGTTTGTGAGTTTCTGGATCTGTAAAATCCATGTCTTCATAAGGAAGCTCATAACAAAATTCCAGCATATGATTATTCAACTGCTGTCATTCTATCATATATTATTTGATTGTCAACCTGGCGGTGTTGGATCTGCGTTCTCGTATGGTATCGTACCGTCTGGTTTGATGACGTATGCTCTTATGTAATGATCTGCGTCTGGTAAATTCTGTGGTTGTGGGAACCAATCAAAGCAAATGTCTGTTGCTTGTAGTTCTGTTACAAAGTAATAGTATATGTGCTCTAGTTCAAATATCCTATCAATCTCTGCTTCTGGTAATATAGATGTATAATATGCAAGTACAGTTGCTTTCTTATCTGCTGATAGTGTATGATATTTACTGTTGTCAATCACTACAACAAATTTGTCAGTTGCCTTTGCATAATCAGCAACTAGCATTTCTTTAGATTTTGGATTTAATGATATTAATGGCATAGTTATTCTCCGAAGTCACCTTCGTCAATCATTTTAAGTATATTATCTAGTGTATTATCTCCTGTATTTGGTTCAATACTACTATTTGGTCTAGAAACCCTCAAAACAGGCATTTCATCAATGTCTACTGTACCAATTGCCAATGCAAGATAGTTTACTATTCTAGTAGAGAACTTACTGTACACTGATTGAGGTATAGTATAGAAGTGTGTGGCATCACTTAGATAGTCTAAACCATCTGCCATCACAGCATGTTTTGGTGGTGTGACAGGAAATATAACTGAGTTAGCTGGTCTACTATTTTGATCTGCAGGAAGATCTCTTAGTTTCTGTCTGTATGTAACCCACTGTGCTTTTTGCTCTGTAGTTAATTGTACATCACCGAGTTGTGTCCAGTCACTATCCATTAATAAGAAGTTTCTGATCAATATAACTTTATTCCAGTTAATTATTGCTGACCTTGAAAATTCTGCTGCGAGTGCACGTTCTAAATCATTCTCTTGTCCTATTCTATACTCTGTGAACTTTTCAATTAATCTATTACTAAGGTCAGTAATTTCTGATCCGAATGGTGATAAATCAAACTGATATGATACCCACTTAAATGCTCCTGTCTTCTGGTTGCGTGAGTATTTTGTCTTGTTCATTTTTACAGTATCATCTTTATATTGGATGAATACTTCTAACTTATCCTTATCAGAATCCCACATAGGATATAATATTGGAACTACCTCTTTAGTCCAATAATCATCATCTATTGTTTTCATCACACCGTCATACTGAATGGTCTTGTCAAAGGCATTCAAATATAGTTTAGTTTCTGATGGTGATGCTATAGTTGCCATTTATAGTGCCTTGATTAAATACTTTACCCTATGGTATTTAGTGATGAGAGGAATGTTATTCTCTGCTGATACTGTTGCAGTCGTAGTTATAGGTGTAGATGATGACATTGTAAACTCACCATCTGTTACTGTCAATGCTGCACCAACTGCTGATACTTCTCTTCTTACCTGATCAATACCATCATCAGAGTTAATTTCTTGTCCACCCTCATCTAAGTTTCCTTGTAGTGTTGCACCACCAGTAGATATGAATGTAGTAACAATAGTAGAGTCGTAGAATAGTGTGATTGCACCTAAACCATAGTTATCGTCAAATGCTGGTGCTGATTGATATACAGGTCCTCTATCCTGTTCTATAATAAATGTTACTTGCGAATCTCTAATGGCATCTCCTTCAGCAATATCTAAGTCTATTGCTTGCCACTGTGGATTATTATCAGATCCCAATAGTATCTGACTGTATAATGTTACAGTATTGGATGATCCTTTTTTATAGAATAGATTTAATGCTTGATCTGGATTCTCACCACCATTTTGATCACTACCACGAATGATGGTGAATCTTGCTTTGTTGGCATTTGTCAGGTCAAATGTTCCTACTTCTAATTGTCTTTTACCACTTGCATCGTTAGCAAGACCTGTAAATGGTATGTACTGTTGGATTTTACCAGTAGCATTATTTGGAACAGCATTACCACCAAGGAATCCTGCAGTTGTTCCAGATCCAGTTCCAAAACCTCTTGGTTTTATATTAGGATCAGTTGATGATAACCATACATTTGCTTCAAATGATGTACCAATAGGATTACCATCACTATCACATTCATAATATCTTCCTGTTGGAACAGTTTGACCACCTGGCACCTGTGTTGATTCATCTTGAGCAAAATAACTTACATATATTCTACCATTAGCACCATTAGTACCACTACCTCCACCTAAACCAGCATTTTGTAAATTAACTGTGACATCTGTGCTGATACCATTGAATCCAATAAACAAATCTGCTCCTGCACCACCAGCACCTCCAACAGCATCATAATATTCATTAATACTTGAGAATTGTATCTTTACATAACCTGGTTCTGTTGGTAATGAACCATTTGAGTCTTGAGATACTCCACCAGCCCAGAAATCAGTTCTGATACCTGATATACCTTGTCGTCCACCAGTACCACCACCATTACCATTGTGTCCGACACCCGCTTGTCCACCAATACCACCAGGTGTTACGTTGACGATACCACAGGCAGATCCACCACCTCCACCACCACCAGCTGAGCATCCACCACTAGAACCATCTCCACCATTTGCGAAATCTATAGGTCCTGATACTTGTCTTAGTGTCTGTGCAGGTCCTTGTGCGTCACCGCCAGGATAGCAACCATCAGTAGTTCCACCACCGTTGTAACCACCACCTGATCCACCACCACCGCCTCCACCGCCAGCACCAGCGATTAGAGTTCCATCTAAGTATAAACCTGTAACACCACCACCAGATCCTGCGGTTGCACCGTTACCCCATGCACCTCGTCCACCACGACCTGATAATGTTCCAGCAGCACCACTGGCGGGTGCAGAACTACCACCTGGTTCTGTACCAGTACCAATACCGCCAGGAAAATTCTGCCATGGTTGTCCTGTAGCAGGGTCATTACCAGTTGTTCCTTGTACGTTACTTCCTGCTCTTTGGTTGAAACCTACATTACCACCTTGTCCTATTCCCCAACTTAATATACCTGACTGAGCTGAGATACTTCCTTGTATTCTTGCACCTCTACCACCATATCCACCAAGTGCACCAGTTTTACCTGACAGTGCCTGTGGCCAACCTGGCCATTGTCCTACACAATTAGAGTTAGCATTAGCATTACCAGGACCTCCACCACCACCTGATAGTTCAATTGATATCGTTCTACTTACTTCACCAGTACCAGCTGCTGGTATAGACCATGATCCATTTGATGTAAATGTTAGTTCTGGATCATTAGTTGTCTGTGTTTTTACCTGTGCTGTTCCATTACCACCAGTTGTTACAGTTCCCACTGGATTTCCACCAGCTAAACCACCACCTAATGAATCATTAAAACCTGTTCCAACATTAGCACCATCTTCACCATTTAGACCAGGTAATTGATTAAAGGTAAATCTAGCATCATCTAGTAATGCTTGTGGAATTATAAAAGATCCTCCATTTCCACCAGCACCACCATCAGTTCCTGCTTGACCACCGAAACCACCCTGACATCTAATAGTGTAGAATGTACCATCAACAGTTATACCTATTTCAGCAAATCCTCCATTCTGTCCATCGGTATCACTATCTGCACCACCACCGCCTGGTGCTTGTATTTGAATGATACAACCACTTACATTTCCTAACGATGCATCTGGTCTAGTTACAAGTCCTGCTCGTGGTACAGTAAATTGTTCCTCTTTTACTGTAGTTGTTTGACCAGGTATTTCAAATTGTATATCTTTTCCACCAACTAACGTGTTAGTATCAATAGCATACATTTTAGGTGGCACTACTACCTCAGTCTCTGCAAAATAACCGTTTGCTAGTTTGACTGTAATGGAAGCACCAGATGCACTTGTTTGACCAGGTGTTTCTCCATCTCTTGGATTTACTGCAAAAGATGTAAGACCAAAACTGTCTGCTAATACAGTAAAATTACCACTAAATTCTGATGGTGATGCACCATTTACAGTAACTATATCATTGACTGAGAAGTTATGATTACCATCTGTATTGACTGTTATTAAACCACTGTTAACATCATATGACATACCAGTCACGTTTACACTTGCAGACTCTGATATAAGATATTGATACTGTTGACCACCAGATGTTCCTGCTGTTTCTCCAATACCATTGGCATTACCATACGTTGCTGCTAATGAGTTCTGTAATGGCACACCAATTAAACCATGTGAGTGACCAAGTGCACCACCAGCAGTTCCATTTGGTTCAAATATGCTAATATTTGCTCTACTATCAATATAATCTACAGCAAACTTATCAACTTCTGCTGCTCCTCTCTCTGCTTGTTTTGTTTGGTCAACTTCTACAGATAATATTCTATGTTGGTGTGTAGGAGGAAATGGAAATGTGTAGTCATCCATAGGTCCTATTTGATACTTTACACTTCCTACAATTTGTGCACCAATATCTGCAGCTATAGCGTTATATCCTGTTGTTCTAACATCACCAATAACAAAGAACTCACCACTATCAATTAACGTGTCTTTAGCAATGTACCACTGTCCACCAGTCTGTCCAACAAAGTTGTTGACTGCATTTTCTGGTGTTGCTGTTCCTGCTCCATTGACGTTACCAAATCCAAGTATCTTTCTGTTTCTATAATCTGGTAGATTAAATGTTCCAATATTATATGGATAATCTTGTAAGGTATATCCTTTTTGAATTACGATTTCTGGATGAGTATCACCACTTGTAAAATTAAATGTATAATCACTTGCATTGACAGTTGATAAATCAATATTCTGATTCTCTGGGAATGCTATCTCATAAGCAAATTCATTTGTCTGTGCTTGTGAACTAACATCTTCTGTTGGTTGTATCAATGCATAGAATGTCTGTTGATTAAACACACCATTAGATGGAAATGATCCCCATGGATTTGTTCCTAATTGAAATCTGAGTACAGCATTGAATGGATATGGTCTCTTTACATTTGCCTTGTTATTAGTAGGATCATAATAAAATTGGAAAAATAATTTATCATTTATAATATATGATCTTCTCAATCCGCCAGGTGATGATGCTTGAGTTTTTATTACTGCAGTAGATCCTCCATAAGTATTCTGTATAATACTATACAACTCTGGATAATCACGGATATTTAATTCTTTACCATCACAATATAGATGTTGTGGATATGTATACTCTGGTGTTTGTGATCCTAAATTAAGATCAGCAAAGACAGGAAGAATTGTTCCGACAGGAGAGTGGTTACCAGTCTTATCGGAATAATAATTAGAATATGAATTCCTGTATGTTGCCATCTTAATATTTAATTAAAAATTCTTGGACTAGAAATGGTTGTATGTAAGCATCTGCTTTGTTTTCTTCGTTAACATCAATATTAAGTGTTGATGTTATCTCACCAGCAGGGATATATGTTGGTTTTGTTACAACCTGATATGTATGTGGGTCTTGATTAAAAGGAACAAAGTGTTTATGAATACATTCATTACCAAATTCCTCCACATCAGTTACAGTATTGTTAAGTGCACCATATGATACTGCACTTGGTTGTGCATCAAATGGAGCTTGAGTTGCTTGTGTAACCAATTGAGGTGTATAGTTAGCATCTAACTTACTATAGATAGGACCATTTCCAATTTGACTATAGTTTTGGCAAGATGCTGAGCCAGGAAAACAACTACCTTCTCCTCCCTTACAACTTGCTTCACTGGTATACTCAATGTCTCCACAGAATGCTTTAAATGCTGGTTGTCCTTTAGTAATGTATATTGGAAATCCTTGTTGTGCTACTGGAGTTCCAGTTCCTTCATTAGCACATCCAAACTGTAGTATGTTTCCAGTTGGGTTACCATCTAAATCTTGCTCAGGAATATTGCCAGGTATTAGACATTTTGAGTTTTGTTCAAAGTTACAACCCTGCCAACAAGCACCAAACCATGTATATGTTTCTGATCCAAATAAACAGTTGTTGGATCTAACTCTCTGTTGTCCAGCAGCAACAGATTTAGATGCTGATGCTTTACATAATTCTTGTCTTGTATTGTTTATGAATGGCATGATACACAAACTAGATTTAGATGTGTAAGAGTTTCTACCAAATAAACTAAACTCACCAGTTGGGGATGCAGTTCTTGATCTATATCCATCATGAAAGTGAGCATGTGGTTGGAATGCTGTGTGTAATACTTCTGTTTCTTCTGTATAGTTACCACTAGACCTAGCAAAACCAGGTTGTCCTGTAATTTCAATTGTCTGTGCTGGTAGAAAGAAGTTACCTTGATACTGTATAGTATAAGTTGATCCAATATTACTACTTACTTCTAGTCCTACACCAGCTTTTGTTATTTCTTGTCCAGCATCATTGAACAAATACATGTCCTGATAATCTCCCAAGTTTGCAGAGAATGATGTCTTGGTAGACTTTGCACTGAGATCTGGAACTTGAAATTGATTGTCAAGTAATGTTGTATCTGGTTTCTTATATCTACAGTTTAGACCTGTTCCCAATATCGTAGCAAGTTCTGGAAAATTTTCTGCAAGATAAACTGAACCATCACATCTCAAATAACCAGCAGGAAGAGTTTGATATATCGTTGGATCTTGTGGGTCATTAGATGTTAATTGTTTAGACCAGTTCATGATAGAACCAGTAAGTGTCCCTAGTTTTCCTTTTTCTTTTGAGTATAATACTGCCATTAGTATGCTCGGATAATGTACAAAGTGACTAATGATGGTGTGTTAGGATTAATCTGTACACTTAATGACCTGTCAACATCAATTGGTTCAATATTTCCAGTCGTCATATTATTTATGAGTATAGTGCTAGGCAAATTCATTTGTCCAGTAGTCATTGCAATATCAATCGTGAAATGATTATGAGATCCTAATGAGTTAGCAGTGAATGCATCACCATTGTGACTCAATGTTGTAGGATATGGATAATCTCTTCCTGCTCCTACTGCACCATAATAATCATTTGGATCTGTTGCTGGAGGTATCACACCACTACCTCTTCTTTCTATTGGAACTTGATCAGAAACATAATAGTTTCTTTGTCCTAAGTATGTACCAGGTGGTGGAAATGGAGCAGTGACTGCTGGTTGCTGTACATTTGTAATACAAGTATTGTCATCTTGATAAGTGTTTGTATTTCCGAATGGTGAGACAATACGAGGAACAGTTGGAACTATTGGTATAAGATCAGATGCGTTACCAAAATGTCTGTGATTAGTACAACGAACTAATGATGTAGCAGCATCATCATGTGCAGTCCATGTTCTTGTGCCAGGTGAATATCTATCTGCTAGTGGTTCATCGTCAGTCAGTCCTGCATCAGAACCAGTTGCATATTCTGCACTGGCAACTTCAAAGTTTCCTGCTTCCCACATACCAAGGAAACCACCACCTAATTCTACAGATGGATAGAAACCATCTGTTGGTCTTGGATGTGTATGTGCTGCAGTATGATCAATACCTAATTTTCTAGGTATAGTTCTAATGGTATCAAAATATGATGGAGGTTCTATACTAATACCTTTTATCTTTCCTGCTAATGCTGAGTCAACTGCTGCTGAAAATGTTGCATCAATATATGACAGTACGTTAGATGGTGCTTGCTCACCCTCAAATCCATTCAGTGAGATATATTGTCCTACAACAGATAATTCCTGTGGAGATAGTAAGTTACCCTCCAAATCTATTGGAACTGTTTGATTCAGTGTTGGTAAATTGAATACATCGTCATCATTATAATTTGGATATGAATTTGATATACCAATGAATGGTTGACCAGGTTCTGTTACAGGACCGTATAGATTACCCAATATTTGTGCAAGTATAGGATAAGTTTTTGCTTGTAATTGAGCACCATTACAGACTATCCAACCTTTTGGTATGGCATCTGGTGTCAAATCTGAAGTGCTTGTGCTGCCAGTCCATGGCATGATTGTACCTATGGGACTGGCTTTCTGTGCTTTTATACGGTTGTAACTTGGCATTTATACCTCCATTAACCACCAACCTTGTACGCTGGTTGGGATGCCGATTTGATCATTACTATCAACTGCTCCAAGATATACTAATGCAAATGCTGCATTAGGAGTCTGAACTACAAGTTCACCAGATGGGTATGGAGTTAATCTATCTCCAAATAATGTTCCAACTGAATCACCTTGTATTGGTGTTCCACTTGTCTCAGGAGTTCTGATAACCAGTGTTGTGTCATACTTTAAGTTACCACCTACATCAATCATTCTTACAACGTCACCTGTTTGTGGTGCTGGTGGTAATGTAACGATTAATGTTTGTGTATTCTGAACATTGACCATGTATATTATGTTCGCAGTCAATGTTAGTTCTGATTCTGGTGATGCTGCGGATAAGTATCTTGTATGTCTCGCACCAGATGATGTAGTGAAGTTTGTGACTCCAAATGCATCAATTGAACGATCTTGTTTGATAGTATATTCACTACCACCACTTACACCTAGATTCTGTACTGAGAATACATCTGCCTCTGTTGGTGCTGCTGATGCAGTACCTGTGACTGTCAGTGTATTCTGAGCAGTTACATTACCTAAGTTATCAACTGAGAATGATGGTGTGCATGCAGAAGTTAGAATGACGTTTTCTGGGCAGGATGTTGGATATAAGAAGAAGTCTCCTCTTGCTATCACACCAGCATCCCAGTTAATTAGACCTGAGTGATCAGCATGTCCGTCATCATTAACAAACTGGAATAGTTTTGTCTGTTTGACACTATCGTAAATTACAAAGTTACCACCCTCTAGAGTTAAGTTATCTGTAACAGTTAGACTACCTTCTCTGTATGACTTAGCACCATCACCAAGTTGCTCATCCATCTGTTGCATGTGCATCTTGCCATACAACCTACCATTTACATGAGTTAGTACCTCAGTACCAGTAGAGGTATTTCTAAATCTCAACCACTGTTTGTAATCAAGTTTAGTTTGTGAGATATATCCTCTCTCTAGTATTACAGAGATATAATCATTTGGAACTCCAGAAACTAATCTCTGTCTAACCTGAGCATCAACTACCTTAGATTGTCTCTCGTGTTTGATAACTCTTCTAACAACAGTACCAACACCATGACTCATCTGAACTGTTCCCTCTTGAGCTCTCAATCCAACGACTGTGTTAGTCTCTGGTATGATTGAGGTCACTGTCATGAATTCAATCTGACCTGTAGGATTACTGAATGATGTTAGAGGTCCTACAGCAATTAAATCACCTAAAGCAAACTGACCACTACCCTCTCCAATTTGTTGGAGAATCATTTGTATTGTGTTACCACTACCAGTTGTTGATACAATAGTTGAATTAGGACCATTTGCCTGTATAGACTGTGGATCTGCGTAGTAACCATAGACGATTACATCATCTAGATTCAATGCTGATGGTAAATTAGTATTTGTAAGAATATTACCATCATTAGACCATGCTAGGTTGACATCAAATCTACCAGCATGTGTACCAATTGTAGTTGTACCTGTGCATGTATCAACATCAAATGTAGTATTAGGACCTCCATCAGTTGTTGTGAATCTCTCGTTTCTACTTACTTTAAATGTGGTTCCAGTTACTGAAGCAGAACCAATTATTGTTCTGTTTAAGTAGATAGCACCACCAAATACGAAGTCAACAAATGTATCTTGGAATATCTTAAGTGGGGATGCGTCTGTTATAACAGAAAGAGCATCTCCTCTCTTGATATCAGCAAGTGTCTTACCAGCAGTGGTAATAGTTACGTTTGTAATTACTCTTGATCCTGCTTCTGCATCACCAGTAAATTCAATCTCACCTAATGTTCCACAACCACCATCCATGTTAAGGGATGAGTTGATTGTTAGAATTGAGCCAGGTATGTTTGGATTACCAATTTGTACCTCACCAGTTACAGAGTTAACTACAAATACATCCTCATCTGGATCAGCACAATTAGATATTCTAAACTTCTGTACCTGTTGAGCAAGAGGTGTAATAACCTTGATATATTCTGGAACTTTTGGTGAGTCGTCTCTATCAACAATAACGTAATCATTGTTTGTTAGACTACCACCAAACTCTGAGAGATATACTGGGTCAGTTGCACTAGTATCATTGTCAAGTGCTTGCTCTGTCCATGTAGCATCAAACTGTACATTAACTTTGTATATTGGTGTAGTATCTTGATGATTATCTAATACACCACCAAATGCACCGAATGGACGTCTCTTAACCTTGATATAATATGGTGCTTCGCTAATCCTTGTGAGTTCTGTAATTTGTAGAATCTCAGGATGACCTGTTGCTGATGATCCTGTACCAACAACTGCACTATCAACTATAATATAGTCACTAGTTCCAAAGTATGGATCACCATTTGCTTTCACTGGTTGTAACTTAAGTGGTAAGTAGAACTCATCTCCAGTTAATGCACTTAGAACAACAGGTTCAACTGATCCACCAGTATTGATTGAGTTCTGGTATGCTGCACCACCCCAATTTCCTGCACCAGCAGTATCAACTTGGTTGTATCCTTCTTCATTTGTCTGTTTTACGAGTACATTTAAGATGTCAATATTCTTATTGAATAGTGACTGAGATATGATACCATCTTCGTGTGCAACTATATCAGTTCCTAACTGTGCTCTTCCACCAGTAAATGCAAATGATGCAACACCACCACACATATGTACATCACCATTGAACTTAGCAGATGCAATAACTTCTAACTGGTTATTGATTGTAGTAACACCACCCTGACCAGCAATATTGATCTCAGATGCGTTAGTAGCAAAGTTAATGATTGAAGGACCACCAGTGTTGGCAAAGAAGTCAACTTGTGATGCCTGTGATTTGAGTGATACAGTCTCACCTAATCCCTTACGGAATCCTAACCATGCATCACCATCAATTCTCAAGTTTCTAGTCTTGATCTTGGTATATGATAAGTCTTCGTTAGTATTAGCAAATGCACCACCAATTTCTACCTTAGAAATAGTAGTTCCAGCACCATCAGGTGTTACACCTAACCATATGTTACTATGCTCAGATGAACGACCAATGTGTATAAACTGATCTGCTGTGCTGTCATTGAATAAGTATGCAGTTGTAACCTGACTACCTATGTTTAATGTACCAACGAATGTTGAGTCATCTATTAAGTTAAATGTTCCTGTTGTCTGTGATGTTCTGATCTCAGCAATTACACCGTTGTCACCATTGACCTCAATGTCATGCTCAAATCTAGCATCATCAGTGAATCTAGATAGACCGTTAACAACGAGTGCTCTGTCTAATAGAGTGTTGTTTACATTGATACCAACACGACCACTGTTTGTAGTTGCGATTCTGAATACACTCTGATCATTAGGGTTAGCACTGTCGCCACCAACTAAGAATGCATTGTCAACATCAGTCTTATCACGATCAGCAAAGTTTGTATGCTGTAAGAAGTCACCAGTTGTTCTACCACTGATGAATGCTGTACCAACAACATCAAGGTTTGCACGAGGATCAGATTCTATTCCAGTCCATGCATTTTGATATGCATCATGTGGTAATCTTGTAACTGTGTTGATACCTAACTTATAATCACCAATCTCCTCTGTAAATGTTCTAATTGCTTCACCACCTATTACACCAACTTCCTTGAAGTTAGCATTAGAATATTCAAGAGTAGGATTAGTTCCAATTGCAACTAGTTCAGCCCAAGTTTTTATATCTGATGGAAGTTGATCAATAACTTGGAAATGTGCATAGTTATTGTCTGCTGAGAATGGATCACCAGGTTTACTGTATATCTGCCATGTAAGGTTTAATTCTGGTTTGAAATCAAGATTCTTGATCCTGATTTGTGATCCAGATGTAATACCTCCTCCAGTAAGTTCACTGTTCTTGATGTCAGCACCACTGTTTGCATCACCCCAGACTATCTTAACAACATTTGTTCCATCAAATTCCATTTGTCTGATTTCATCATCTGGAACTTGTGAGAAGTAGTTAGATAAGATCCAACCAAGAGATCCAGTCTTACCTATTTCAGATCCTTTAAGTAATACGTCGCCAGGTGCAGGAAGTACACTACCATAGTCTACATCTTGTGAGATATCAATTCTGGTTCCACCAATATTCACACCACTTTGATAATTAATATCTGTGGATTGATTTGGTGTGATGTTAGAAGCAACACCGCCTACAGTGTGTGTCTGGAATAAGTATCTCTGACCCTTACCTCTAGCATTGAACTGGAATACAGCAGCCTGTACTCTGTTCTTACTGAGAACAATATCTCCATTGAGTGGTGAGAATGCAGATCTATCTAATCCTTCATCCTGTTCTAAGTTAGTTACAGGATCTACTGATTCTACGTTTGATCTGATTACTAATGAATGTCTTGACTGTATTAAGTCAGGATCTTGTACATTTATAACTACGGGTGATTCAAAGTTACTTACTAATGACCCGTCACCACCAACAACTGTAATATTCTCATTGAATGTTACAGGAGTATCAAATGTAGTAACTAATCCTCCTATTGTATCGTCCTCATCACCATCATCTGCTAATACAGCAGCATCTATGAATGTCTCCTCACCAGTGATAGCATTGATTCTTCTGTTACCAATGTACAAGTCACCTTGTGAGTTGATACCAGTGTAGAATACTATA